CAGCCTCGGCTTTTCTTGCTACGACCTGCTGAGAGGATTTCAACGCGCCCTCTATAGCACGCTTGGTAGCTTCCCCGCCGATCTGATCAAGCTGCTTTTTTAACTCGTCAAAGCCTTTAAAGCTGATCGTCAGCTTATTTTTTGCCACACTCAGACACCGCCCTTTACTTGCTGGACTTTGAAGCGGCAGAACTTGCCGCCGAGCTCGATGTTCTCAGGTTCTGAAATAATCTCATAGACTGCTCCGTCTTCACGTTCGAGACGGCATTTAGCGGCGATATCGGGACGATACCATGTAGTTACTGTCGCCGTGTCGATGATCGATAAGATCCCGTTTACTACGCTTTCGGTCCCGCCGAAGCTCTTCCAGTTGACGAAGATCACATCGCCGTCAGTCGGATAAATATAACGTTCAACGCCGACCTTCTTCTCAACGCCTGTCGGCACAAGGAGCTTAACAGGCGTCCGAAGCTCGTTCATCTCACTCGGTCTGTACATTTCAGCCACCCGCCTTCGATTTCAAAGCAAGCTGCGTGACCATGTCGTAGAACACAGGCGACAGCTTTCCGCCGCCTGCATTCGTCCAAACATCGTTCACCCCGCGGGCGATAACTCCGGCAGACGCAGAGATCAGGCTTTGCGAGACGCCCGCACGCTCCATATAGTCGGTTACCGTATCGATATAAGTTCCGATCGTGTCGTCCATATACGTCCCCGTGATCCCCAGCGCTTTCTTTACCTTTTCAAGCATTTCAACATCTGCCATACTATCACCCCCGATTTGAATTAATAGCCCACTTTCGTGATCGTGACTGCACCACCCTGAAGAAGCGCCTTGTAAAGCGTTCTACCATCGGCGACTACACCATCTGTGTAAGTCACAAGTCCCGACTTAATACCGCTGAAATCATAAGCAGGTACAAAATATACCGTCGCTGTACTTGGACCATCCTGAATGTCAAATTCAAAATGTTTTACAGGCTCACTACAAATCAAAGTTCCGCCGCCTGTTGTTAAAACAAACTGTCCGTCGGTTGTCGTCGCGTCAAGTGCCGTTACACCCACGCCGCCCACCGTGAGAATAAGTGCGTACATTGAAATAAGGTCGATCGCCGTGATCGGTACAATTCTATCGTTGTTAATCATAAATAAATCACTCCTTTTTATTCTGTGGGCAATTCGGAAATACCCTTGATCTGATTTGCGTATGTGCTCCAGTTGGTTGCGGCTTTGTAACTGTCCACAAGATCATCGGGTACGTAGATGTAGCCTGTACCGCTTGCGATAGGTGTTCCCGATAAGAAACCAGACCCTGTCACCGAAACTACCGAGGGTGCGCGTAAAATTAAAGCGTCTAAAGATGTACAAGCTGGCGCATCATAGCGAGCGGCAAAAATATCACTTCTGCTGATCGTGGTGAGCGCAGGAAAATCGGCAGTTTTTAATGATGTACACCCACTAAATGTATTTGAGGCGCTAATGGTTGTTAAAGCTGGGAATTCAACGCTTGTCAGTGCTGAACAATTTATAAATTCACTACCTCCCGCAAGGTTTGGGAGTGAAGGGAAATTAACAACTTTTAATGAAGAACACGTCTCGAAAGCTCTGTTCCCTGTCGTCTCAACCTTTGCACAATTAACCGCTTCCAGTGCAGAACATTCGGAAAATGCGGTGGTCCCGATTTCTGTTGCTTCAGGAAAATCGGCGGTCACAAGTGACGAACACTGACTGAACGCGTTAGTTCGGATTGTCTGAGCATTACTGTTAATTTCAGTAATACTATCATCAATTAACGCATCGATATCCCCGCCGCCCGTCGGTGCTACCGGTACAATGTTCTCAATAGCCTCGCTAATTGATGTTGCGTCAGCTTCACCGCCGAGAAATTCCGCTATAGCGTTCAGTACGTCAACATTTGTAACAGCGTCCGCAACGTCGGCGGCATTGCCGCCGAGCGCTGTGTATAAATTTTTAAGTGCTTCAACATTCGTCATGTCTCAGCCCTCCCTTACGCCTTAGTGAAAATGTAGTAGCCGAGCGGATTCTTGACCTTACCGTCAACAACGGTAAGCGCCTTTGTGATGAACTTGTTTGAACGCTCGTCGAAGTATCTCCTCATTGTAAAGCCGAAGTTCTCGTTGATCATATACTCCCAGGGCTGCCAGAACGCGCCGATGACATCGCCGCTCTGTGCGCTGTCGAAGTCCGTGATGATATCGGGCTCGACGATGTCGATGTGTCTGCCGAAGAATCTGCCGTACGGGTCTGCGGCATCACCATCGTTGACCTCAAGGCCTGTAGCCTGTTTGAAGATCGGGTTGTTATTGTTGTCCGTCATCGTTTCAAGGTAAGCGTCAACCGTGCCGATGGGGAAGATAAACTCGCCGTCGCGATAGCCGAGAGGGAGCTTGGCGAAGAACTTCTTTCTCCACGCTGTCCAGTCGTTGATCTCGGACGCAGTAAGCGCAATTGTGTGACCTGCCTGTCCTGTAACCCTCGTATCATTGAGAAAGCCGAGCATCTGGCCATTGCCGCTGCCCTTGGCGATACCGGTGTCCATAGCTCTGCGATATTCGAGACCAATAGTCTCAGGAATCATGCTTTCGAACGCTTCCATAGTCAGGATCGAGCTGAGGAAGGTCTGCGCGATGCGGATCTCTGCGGTATTGTACTTGAAAGAAATCGTGCCGAGCTTACCGATGTCCTTTTCGGGCGAGACCGTGCTCTCGGTGATCCAGGAGAAGTTAGCTCCGAGCTCGCCGATCGGAATATCTACGCCGCCCTGAATTGACGTCTTCTGGACTCTGTCGTAAAGATTTCCGTATCTCTTTCGAGTCGTGTTGATGACCTTTTGCATGATTGTCAGCGGGATCGCTGCGCCTGTATCCGTGGTGTCGATCGCATCGCCCGCACGGAACTGCATAGGATTCTGCGCTCTGAACTCAGCGACTCTGGCCTGAAGCTCGGCGGGGATCGGTGTTCCTCTCTGAACGTAATTCATAAACGCCCTGCGATATTCCACACTCTCGAGGACGCATTCCTCGCTGCGGCTCTGCATCGGTGTGGGATTCTGCGCAAAGCTTGCCGTGATCTGCGCATTACGCAGTTCTCCACGAGGATCTGCGCCTGAAGGATCTGCGTTCCTCTGCTCTTCCTCTTCGATCGCAGCGATCTCTTCCTCGATCTCGGCGATCTCGGCCGTAATGTCCGAGCGCTGTTCTGTCAGCGCCTCGACCTCTGCTGCGTCTGTCGCAGCGCTTGCTCTCTCGTCGAGCTTCTGAGCCTTAGCACGAAGCCTGAGGAGCTTCTTCGTCAGGATTGACTTTCTCATAAATTTTTTCCTCCGTTCTGAAATTTTGAAATATACTCATACTTGGCTTTCGCCAGCCTGAGTGATCTATCGCTGTCCAGCGCTTTAAGCCGTTCTGCGCGTACTCTCTCCAGATCACGCTTGAAAGTTTCCACTTTCGCTGCATCACGGGCTTCTATACTTGTTGAGTCGTATGCCGGGAATGTTACGCATGAGATTTCGTAGACCTTAGCAATCGAAGTGATCGCCATCGTAGGCTTCTCCGAGTCGAGATCTCTCCACTCATAGTCTTTAATCGTGAACATAAACGACATTTTATCCATATCTCCACGAGAGACGGCGCTGTAGAAGTCCTGCGCTTTCGGGCTGCCCTCAATGTTAAGCCCTGCGCTGAATCTCAACCCGTCGGCATCGTTGAAGATCTGCATCGTGCTGTTCCCGTTGTTCCGCCGAGAACGCGCGTACACATAGTTTGTATCGTGATTTAAACAAAGCCTGACATCGGTCAGGTCTGTTTCTTTTAAGGCGTCTCTGTCGATCACTTCAATGTAATCCCCGAAATCGGTCGGACTGTTAAAGACCACAGGGCAACCGGAGACGATGCCGAGACCGTTTTCCTCGCGTGTTTCAAAGTTGGCCGAGAAAAAGCGGCGTTCAACATTATTATGCATTTTACAATTCCCCTTCCTTCTCTTCATCAACTACATCCACGCTGACGCGCTCGCCCGTCTGATACTGCGCCGCATTCTTGGCGTCGATCCAGTTGAGTGACATATAGCGTTTACCCTCAAGCTCTTTAAGCGGAGGCAGTCCGAGAGCTACCCGCTTCTCATTCTCGTAAAGACCTCCCGTCGGGGAGAGAATGTTTATCATTTCAAGAGTTTGAGAGACGGTCATAAAAATGAGCTCTTTCGGGTATAGCTCGATCCGATTGCCGAATGTTCTCTCCCTTCGAGTAAACATCTTCTTAGTAAACGCCTGAGAGATCGCTTTTACAAGCGGTTCGAGCGTCTTACTGTAGAAACTCTCATACGTTTCTTTTGAGAAATCGCCGAGCAGGATATCGAGCGGAACGCCAAAGCTCCTTAAAATCTTCTCGTCAATAAATCTTAAAGTCGCATCGTCTACGATCTCGCTCTTGTGTTCGAGCGGGATAAAATCCGCTTTAAGGTCTATCGGGAGAAATCCGCTCTCGCTATTGTTGAGCTTTCGTTCAAGCTCTTTTAGTGCCGCTTCCGTCTCTCCGTCATCGATGAGCGTATTGTATTTTACAACACCGTTTACCGCATAACTGGCTTTCATCGCTTTTGCGACCCCCTTCAAAAGAGAATCGTTGAGCTCCAGCGTCTGGAGCAGCGCCTTATGATCCGGCTGCCCGACCTCATTGCCGCCCATGTAGGAGTTTACGGAGTAGTTATATCGAATGTGGATAACATCGTCATAAGGGATAGTAGTTTCATAGCCGTTCATAAATCGAAATGTCACAAACAGCCGCCCGGATTCGTCCTCGATGAAATCGACCTGTGTCGGGTTGATCGGATAAAGCGCTTCATAATCGCGACTCTCTTCCGGAGTTTTATCGTCATTTACCGCCCGATAAACGGGAATTACAAACGCATTGTAATTCAGCATTAACAGCCACACGATTTTCTCTAAAAATTCGCTCGTGGTCATAAGCGGATTCGGATCTTCGAGCACCATCTGAATTGTACTTTTCTTTATCGGGACCGGATCGCTGCCCTTATATCTGACGTGCTGCGGATTCAGTTTCTTCATCTCATCGACTATGCACTTGATCGCCTGCTGAACGACATCTGACGCATAGATGTTAGTGCCAAATTGCGGATACATCGGAATGAACCCGTCCATAGTCTGAGCAAGTTTTCTTTTGTTCGGCGCTCGATGGAATAATTTGTCGAAAATACCCGTGCCGATCTCCTCCTTACTTTAACGTCTTCATAAACTCCGTCCGATAGCGGCGGAGCATCTCAAACAGCATAATCAACGTGACCGCGCCGTCAATTCTCATCTCAGGCTTTAATTTAATGACCTGACAGTGCATCTGATTATCAACTTCAACGCCCGCATTGCTTAAGCACCACATATCGATCGGATTTTCGTTATAGTTCACCAGCTTCGACTTTAACTCCCTCTCACAAAGTTTCATCGGAGCGGATAAAGTCTGCTTATTTTGCAGGATCATTTCAGTTTTGAAACCGTAATCGTCCATACGCTTCAAGTAGTCCTTTGAAAAGCGCTGATCGTAGCCATAAGCATACGGCTTGATCTTGTAGAGCTTGTACAGCTCTGCTGTCCAGTCAGCTACGAGGGAGAGGTCAATGTCGTTGCCTTCACATATCGTAAGAAGACCGTCTCTCGCCCATTCTTTATACTTTGCGCCTGCGTTTTTATCATCAGCGTCTTCGAGTTTGCTTTCGGGGATCCAGTAGTGTGAATAAATATACTTCGTCCGATCGTCCTTTCGCATCAGCAGGATTTTAGCGCTCGTCATATCCGTAGTTTCTGATAAGTCCACAGCGCCGAGAGCGACGCAGCCGGCAAAGTCGGCTATATCGAATTTAGAAATATAAACGTAATCCTCGCTGTTAAGCCAGGCCTCGGCGTTGTTCTGCTTGAAATTAAAATCCTTTGCAAAAGTAAAGATCCTGTCGGACTTGCTCTGCCGAGCTTCTTCAACTCTATCTTTGAGGTAGCTCCACTTCTTAACCGAACCGATTGAAGGATTAGACTTCTCCCATGCGGGATTGATCCCGTCACTGTTCGTGTCCCAGACTTCCCGCTCGCTGTCCTGCGTGTAGATCCACGGGAGCTTGCGGCGGGAGGCGTCCGTGTCGTCCTCACCTCGAACGATCTTCATATACTCACGGCGCTTTTTATC